AATCATTAAATTTATTAAAGAATTAAATTAATATTAGTATTTTATAGAAAGTGAGGTGAGAGAATTTGAAAAATAAACCTTTTTGTGTAGTTGATATTGAGTTAACTGAAGATAAAGAAATTATACAATTTTCTGCAACAAAATTATCAATTGATTTTAAAAAGATTTCAAGTATAGATTATTACGTTAAACCCAAAAAAGAAATATCTAGTTTTGTTTCAGAATTTACAGGAATAACACCAGAAATGCTTGAAGATAAACCACTCTTTAAAGAAATTGCTTATGGTATATATGAGTATATAAAAGATTGTACATTGGTTTGTCATGGGTTACAGTCTGATTATCTAGTAATAAAAAAGAACTTTATGAAGGTGGGTATAAAATATATACCTTATAGAACAGTTGATACAGTTGAACTTGCTAGGATATTATTTCCAACTCAAAAGAGTTACAGATTGGTAGATTTGTCTAATTCTTTAAACCTCTACTCTGGTACAGGGTATCATAATGCACTAATTGATGTTGAAGTTACAGTTAACTTGCTAAAAAAAATTGCTGAAAAAATACAATATATAGATGAGAGTAACTATTTGAAAGTTAAAGAGATTTTAAAAAGAAAAGAAACGGGATATTTTGAATTCTTTAACTCAAGACGGGCAATAAAAAACCGTACGACAATCCTATGAAGAAAATCTGGACTTATCTTAAGAAATTTTATTTAAGCGATCAATGTATTTATGTGCATCTATTGGTAGTAGCGTTAATAGGTTGGTGGGTTTTAGGTTAGAAAATAAAAACCCGTGCAGCAACACGGGTTCTATACAGGAATAAATCTTTAATGAAAACGACAGAATTATTACCGATTACAGAAAAAAATGCAAGCTTAACGATGAGTAGTCGTGAGATTGCGGAGCTTACACATAAAGAGCATAAAAACGTATTACGCGTTATTCGTGATTTAATTGAGCAAAATTTAGTCGCTCAAATTGAGCCGCTAAAATTTGAGTATAGAAATCAATGGTTTGATTATTACGAATTAAACAAGCGAGATACTTTTGTTGTTGTCGCTCGCTTATCTCCTGAGTTTACCGCCGCTGTTGTTGACCGCTGGCAAGAGTTAGAAGCAAAACAAACGGTGCAATTACCGCAGACTTTTGCTGAAGCCTTGCGTTTGGCAGCAGATTTGGAAGAGCAAAAACAGGCGTTGTTGATCGAGAACCAGCAGCAATCAACCCAGATTACCTCAATGGAAAGTTATTTCCGCAATGGCATCACTGCACCGCAATTTGCGAAAGGCTTGAATGGCGTGAATTCTCAGAAAATTAACGATCATTTACAGCAGGTGAAATGGCTTTACAAAGATGGCAATAACGATTGGCGGGTGACTTCTTACGCACGTGATCGCTATATGACGGAAGAGCCTGTGCCTATTTCACCACACGGCAAAGAGCCGTTTTTCACTTATCGCCCTGTGTTGCTACAAAAAGGGGCAGCCAAAATTTATAAGTGGTACACGCAACAGAAATTAACAATGAAATCCAATTGGAACGGTGAATTTACACAAGATAAGGCGGTGGGATTATGAGTATGTTATTAACCGCTCAGGCAATGAAATTAAAAGTGGGCAATCCTACTCGTAAATTGGTGTTGCTGAAATTAGCGGACAATGCGAATGATAAAGGCGAATGCTTTCCAAGTTATCAGCATATTGCAGATCATTGCGAGGTAAGTCGTCGTTCTGTGATTTCACACATCGATGCACTTATCAAAATGGGATTGGTAGAGAAAAAATCACGCAAAAATCAGGACGGTTCAAGTTCAAATTTGTACATTTTGCACCTTGAAAAGGGTAGTGAAAATATTTCACCCCCTAGTGAACGAATTTCACCCCCTAGTGAAAATGGTTCACTACCCCCTAGTGAAAATATTTCACCCATAACCAATCACTCTATTAACCAATCAATTAACCATATTGATTTATCGTTGCAGACGAAAACGCCTGCAACTTCACCTGCCAAAAAATTCAGTTTTACTGAAATGGATTTGGCGATGGCGAAAGAGATGTTTGCTCGCATTCAAAAACTCAACCCGAATCACAAGCAACCGAATTTTGAAGCATGGGCGAATGATATCCGACTGCTAGGAGAGCGAGACGGCAAGAGCCATCCTGAAATCATTGAGTTGTTCGAGTGGGCAAATCAAGACCGTTTCTGGCAAGCAAACATTCTCAGCCCTCGCAAGTTGCGGGAAAAATGGGATGTGCTGGTATTGCAACGCAACCGCCAAGCTAAACCTCGTGGGGATAACCTAAGCATGGAATGGAATACCGTTGAGGCGTGGGAGAACGTGCTATGAGCCAGTTGCAAACTATCACGCAAAATCGACCGCTTGTGAACGAGACGGCTGAACGCTTGGTAAATCGAGTGTTCGAGCAGTTGCTGGCGAGTTGTCCGAGATTGTCATATTACACCGCTGAGCAAGTGGCAACGGCTAAGCAACAATGGATTTTAGGCTTTGCAGAAAACGGGATTACAACCGTTGAGCAAGTTAAACAGGGTATGAAAGCCTTGCGCGCGAAGGAAGATGATTTTGTACCAAGTGTGGGGAAATTTATCGGTTGGTGCAAGGTGGTTGATTACACTCAGTTAGGTTTGCCAACGCTCGAAAAACTACTCAAGCGGTTAAATCACTTTGCCGCCTATGGACTTGAGGAAGCTGACAAATTCTCGTTCAAAAGCGATGCGGAATACTGGTTGCTGACCGACCTCTACCAGCGAAATCGGCAATACGTTTGGAAAGAGGAAACGCTCCGCAACCAAGCGGAAAAGGCGTTACTTGCGATGGCAAAACGGATTCAATCAGGCGAAACCTTGCCTAAGCCACAGATAACCTTGCCCGAGAAATCAGAATGTTATATGCCACCTCCTGAAGTGATTGCGGCAAGATTTAAGGAATTAAGAGAGAAATTGGGGAAACATCGTGCAACTTGAAATGCTCAAAATGGCAGGTGGAATGCTTGCTCCGCTGGATGATATGCAAGCCGAAGCCTTGATGAAGTTCAAGACGGGCGAGCAGTACCAAGTGGAGATTAAACAGGTTCGCAATCCTGCTTTTCATCGTAAGGTATTCGCTTTCTTCAAGTTCTGTTTTGACCATTGGGCAGCGGATAAAACCGAGTGGCGATATTTTGATGAACGTACGCAGTTCGACACCTTCCGCAAAAATCTGACGGTGCTAGCGGGCTACAAGGTGGCAAGTTATACGATTGACGGGCGAATGCGGGTGGAAGCTCAATCACTCTCTTACGGCAATATGGAGCAGGACGAATTTGAGCGGTGTTATTCCGCGTTAATCAATGCGGCAATGCAAAATATTTTTAAAGGTTGCAATGATGAGCGGATTTTAGACCGCTTGTATGCGTTTTTTTATTGAGGTCAAAATGGCATTTAAAGAACATAACAATCGCAAGAAAGCGGATAAATTTGCGGAATTTATTACAGGCGAACATCTTCGCCGTTATGTGGCAGCCAAAGTTAAACACTACTGTGGTGATAAGGTTAGTGTCTTTGATGGGGCAGCAGGGAGCGGGCAGTTGGAACAGTTTATTCAGCCTGTTGATTTTACGGCGATTGAAATTCAAGCAGAATCTTGTGAAGCATTGCGGGCGAATTATCCTGTAGCACGTGTTATCAACCATAGCTTATTTTTGTTTCGTGGTGGGGAATATGCCGATTGTGCGGTAATGAATCCTCCCTTTTCATTGAAATTCAAAGCATTAACAGAAGCAGAAAAATCCGCTATTCAGGCTGAATTCCCATGGAAAAAATCGGGCGTGGTAGATGATATTTTTATGTTGAAAGGGTTAAAACATGCTCGTCGATTCGGCTTTTTTATTATGTTTCCAGGTATTGGCTATCGAAATACAGAAAAACAATTACGGTCGCTGATTGGCAACCAACTCGTGGAGTTAAACCTCATTAAAAACGCCTTTGAAGATACGCCCATTAGCGTGTTGTTTTTAGTGGTGGATAAAACCAAAACAGATAGCCGTTGTTCTCGAGAATTGTTTGATTGCCGCGAAAATAGTGTATTAGCCTTTGATGAATGGGAAATTGATGTAGAACGTTGGGAAACGGTGAGCGAACCGCAACCAGAAAAGGAAGCTGTAGATGCGAGTCAGTTAGAACTTGCTTCACAAGCACAGCTAAAATCACAGTTGCTTGCCCAGTTACGTTTTAGTCGCTTAGTGTTCGATTTAGAAAGATGGGGAAAGGGTGAGTTTGATAAATTCTGTGATGAATTATGCGTATTGATTCAAGCGGAAAAGCAAGCAGAAAGCGTGTTATTTGGGGTGGGGTATGATTTATAAAGAAGGCGATATTACCATCCGAGCGAGTGCTTATCACGATGGTTCAACAAAAGGCTTTCGTCACGGGATTCAACACAAGAGGCACGATTGTTTTCGGGGAGATGTACGCATAATGCAAAAAATCGGGGGAGTTTGGAAGCAAATTTCTCGGAAACGCAAGCGATTTGTGTGCTATGAAGAGGCTCTTGAGTGGGCTCAGGGCTATAGGATGTAATAAAAACTGCCCCGAAGGGCGGTGTGAAAAGTTATCGTTCTATTTACAAAGGTGTATTTGGTGTGATTTGGAATGAAACGCTCTGTAATGTCTATCAGGACGAATGGGCGTTGGAGAATAAAATTAGTCAGTTGATGGGGTTTTAAGATGTTGGTTTTTTTAGTTTGGTTTAGTGAAGTAATTGTAACGCTGAAGCTGATGTTCGCAGCTGCTCTTAGTGGGTTGCTTGGTGTGCTGTTAATTTGGATTGTTATTGCAGTAGTGTGGAGTACGGACAGAATCGGTAATCCTGCTATGGTTAACCTAAAGGCACAATACAAAAAAATAGTTGGCTTGATTTTAACTTTTTCCGTTTTAACTGCAATCACGCCAAGTCAAAAGACGTATTACGCAATGTTGGGCGTTTACGCTGGACAGGAGATTATAGCAAATCCGAAGGCTCAGGCGTTGCTTGATAAATCCATTAAGGCAATTGAGGTGCAATTGGATAGTGTGATTAACAAGAATCAGGAGAAATAATAATGAAAGATGTTTTAACGGTTTTTGCCATTGCGATAGTCGGGCTTACACCTTTCATTCTATTTTTATTTGGGGATTTGGTAAGTAAGGCAATCAGTAATGTTTGGCTAGGTTTGCTTGTTAGTTTGCTTACCATAGTTCCATTAGTTATCTCTAGTATGTTTGGTATGCTTGGAATTGTGATGTATGTTTTGAGAGGTTACGAAAGTGAGAAATAAACCACTCAAACAGCATAAATGCAAAGAATGTGGCGAATACTATACAAAATTCCGCTCCACACAGCAGGTTTGCTCAGTGAAGTGTGCAATGGCGATGGGTAAGCGGAAAGCGGAAGAAAAACGCAAAAAACTAGAAAAAGCTGACCGCTTGGAGGCAAGCCGCCGTATGCGTGAGCGGAAAGAGAAACTAAAAAGCCGTTCCGATTGGCTGAAAGATTTACAACGCGTGTTCAATGAGTTTATCCGTTTGCGTGATGCGGATTTGCCGTGCATTTCGTGCGGTCGCTATCATCAAGGGCAATATCACGCAGGGCATTACAGAAGCGTGGGAGCTTGTCCTGAATTGCGGTTTAATGAGGATAACACCCACAAACAATGCTCTGCTTGCAACAATCATTTAAGCGGTAACATTTTAGAGTATCGTTTGGGGTTGATTGAGAAAATCGGGCTAGAACGTGTGGAATTTTTAGAACGCAAAGACCATCCCCCATTGAAGTTATCGGTGGAGGAAATCAAAGAACTGATTAAGGTGTATCGGGCAAAGGTGAGGGAGTTGAAGAAGAATGAATTTTAACCAACTAAAACAACGTTTTGGAAGTGGCGATTACAAAAAGATGATGGCAGAATTTGAAAATGAGTTAAAACAGTGGGGAAAATTGGCATCGGGAAGAATTGGAACAGAATATCCTGCACTTTCTCCTAGCGTGCCAACACCTATATATAGAAGAAGCGACATTCCTATGAGTGATGCCCGATTTATGCAATTTGAGCCTCATATTGTAAAGCTGATCAAGCTAAGACCTGATTTATATAGTGTACTGTTGGCAAAATATGTCTATAAAATGCCATTGCGAAATGAACATGATCGGAAAAGTTACCTTGCAAGAATAGGTGTCTTGGATCTGTTAGAAATCAACAAAGATAAGTATTTCACAAAGCTAGAATGCGTGAAAACAGTATTATTTTTCGCAATGAGTAAATAATTAGACCGCCTTAGGGCGGTTTTTTAATTTTCGATTGCCTCGCATATTGCCAAGATGATGAAAACTTTAGAATGAAAAAGTAA